CCACTAGGCAAAGACCCTGAAACACTTCCGTTGATGACACCAGCAGGAGCACCAAGTGAATGCAAGAAAGCACTCATGTTCGCACCATAAGCGGTAGCGTTAGACCCGCCGAATTGTGATGCACCTAATGCATTCCCAGTACCAGGAGGAGACGCCCAGCCAGTTTCAATACCGCCAGACATTATTCCTATGATCGTTCCTGATCCTACATTCTGTCCTACTCTGACAGTTGGCTTGATACCTTCTGCTACGTAAACATAGCGTCCTTTATCTGGCCCGCCAGTAAACTGATATGAAATGAATGTACCTCCCGGCCAGCCAGAGTTATATAGATTAGCAACTCTACCAGGACCGATAGCATACACAGGGCCATAACCAGAATAGTCAACACCCATGTCAACTCTTTCTGGTATCAGATTTGATACAGATCTGAACGGATTGGCATATCCGCCGCCTGAATTCGGGCCACCACCAGGATTATAACCACCTGATGCATGAATTCCTCCTCTGCCAAGCTGTGTGTCAGCACCAGCAGGCTTATGCAAGGCGTTAAGCATATTGATTCTGCTATGACCAAGCGCTCTTGTAGCACCAGGATTCAAAACAGACTCACCACGTGAAAGCATTGCAGGAACAGTGTCCAGACCAGGCTGATAGCCGGGTATAATACCACCACCGGCCATTCCGAATCTTGCTGATCTGGCATTTACCATTGTCCCTGAGCCGCCACCACCCATGACATTAGCTATAATCCAGTCAATGATTCCTGAGAATGGTCCTAGCTGCTGGCCTGCAAGATTTGTATTAGGATTAGCATTCTGGAAGTTACTTAGATCCCTTGCCCTGCGACTGGCAGCAGAATGACCGCTCAACAGCTTGTCTTTAAGCAATGTTCCGCCACCGAAAATAGCAAGAGCAGCGGCTATCGGAGGAAGTGCATCAGCAAGCGCCAGACCACCACCAGCAGCACCCGCACCACCAAGGAATCCTCCTCCTGCACCGCCAGCAGCACCACCACCGAATAGACCCATTAAACCACGAGCCATAAGAGCAGTGCTTCCTATTCCTGTGATCAGGTTGCCGCTATTAGTTCCTGTCAATGTTCCCAAGAATCCGCCAATGCCACCAACAGCACCGGTCAAGCCCAGTCGTTGCATCAAACCTGTAAGACCTGTATTAAAGTGATACAGCAGACCAGCCGCTTGCTGCAACGCCTTGTTAAAGCTGTCAGCAACAGCAGCATCACGACCAGTAAGAGCAGCCTGATTATTTCTTAGAGCCTGAATATCAGTCGCAGCGGTTGTTACTCCAAGCCTTGATAGTCTAGCCTGAGCAGCACGACCAGCGGGAGTAGCCTGACCTGCTTGCTGAAATAGCTGAGTTGCACTTTGCGGTGTGAATCCCTTCTGGAAAAGCTGATTGTAGCCTTGAATCAAAGGGCCGTACACAGACGGGTCAAGACCAAGAGCTTGCAAGTTAAGGAAGCCTTTACCACCTAGGGCAAGAGATGCTGACAAGTTCGTAGGATTTACGGAATTCTTGTTATACCATCCTTGAAGAATGGATTGCACAACACTACCCGGCAATGTTGATGGCCCGCCACCAAGCATCCTAGGTGTTGACGGATATCCAAGTGTCCTAAGCATCAAGCTTGTTAATGGTGAGTAAAGCTGAGATGCATATCCCGCTGACGATGCGCCGCTTAACGTAGGATTAGTTAAGCCAAATGATTGTGCAGCAGCCAGCGCATTACGACCCAGAGATGTTGATCCTACTAAAGGATTACCGCCAGTGAACTGCAAGATCTGGTACATCTGCGCAGCATCCATTGGTGATGCTGCTATAGCGTTAAGGTTCTGGTTGCCCATGCCGAAAGCCTGCCTGTAAAGCGGGCCGATTCCGGCGTTAGGATTATTTAATCCAAGTGAGCTAACTGCTGCGTATGCATTCATCGTTAGCTGTGGTAGCATTTGCTGATTACCGTAACCAGCAAAAGATACTCCAAGACCAGCAATACCAGCACCAAGTGAGCCAAAGGTATTGATGGCCGCAACATTTGCAGCACCACCAGGACCACCGCCTCCAATCCCAGGCTGATTAGGAGGAGTAAAAGGATTATTAACACCGGGGAAACCTCCTGCGGCTTGCTGCTGATATCCTTGCTGAGGGAATACACCACCAGCGCCACCGTTTTGCGCCACAATTGTAGTCAGTCTATTGATCTGATTTGTAAGCTGATCAATAGACTGCTGTAGGCCATTAGTTCCTCCTAGTGTGCCGGTTGCACCACCTAGAAGACCATTAACGAAGCTGCCAATATTCGCCCCGACAGTAGGTGTAGTCATTTAAGCCTTATTTCTCTGAGCCTCAAATTTGGCAAGTGCCCTGTTGTACCAGTGTGTTCTTTCTCTCACAGTAAGTTTCTTAATATCCGAGACAGACCAAAATGGCATAAGATCTGAGATAGTCTCAATCTCATAATACATTCTGGAATAGTTCAAGCCTTTAGAGCCATCCGATGTCTGGAAACAAGTTGGTCAGTCCGAGAACGACTGTCACTTCCTTGCTGCAATTCTCGCATGTGTACTGAATATCATTATATTTAGGACCAGGCTGCCTGTCACCTAGTTCTTTCAAGATTGCGTGACGATCAGCCATCGGCATTTCCCTTGACAGTGAAGGGAAGCCCTGCATCGAATGCTCAATGCCGTCTTTGTCAACTAGTGAAACAACACACCTTGAAAGATACACTGTCTCTCTTTGCGCCTGAGTCCAGTCGTTCTTCTCAAAGATAGCAAGCTGGTCTTCTCCGGTAGCAAGTCTTACCAGAGCATACCCGCCCTTCCTGAGATTTACCTTAAAGGTTGCGTCATCTGGTGACGCCATTTTCTTTACGGGAATGTCAGCTACTTCCATGACAAGATCTTGCTCAGATCCGCAATTAGGACAGATCCATTTTTCTACTTCAATCTCATCACCATAAGTGGCTTCCCTGATGCCGAGAAGCAACTGCTCTCTATCCCCGATAAGCAGCTTTCCAAGCAACTGCTCAGTTTGTGACTTAGGCTCATCTCCAAGCTGGACAACTCCGCATCTAAGCAGCCTGTCTATGAAATGGAAATAGTTCGCCTGTGCTGCCCTGGCCAGGGCTTCTTCGTCTTCACCGGTTAGCTCTTTAACTATAGCCGTGTTAATAACCTTGTCGCCTTTGACAAGACCACCATTAAGGGTGATTAAGTCACTAGGAGGCAAGGCTATTACAGGCATGTCAACTTTGACTGCATCTTGAATCACTGAGTCTAGCTCTGCATTAGCTACAGCTATAGCCTCAAGACTTCCAAGACGTTCGTCCATTCGTTCCGCTGTTGGTTGTTCGATTCTACGTGCCATTATATTCTCCGATTACTACGAATAAACCGATGATATCATCGGTTTATTCGTAGTGTTAAGGTCTAGGTGCGTCTGTGTTACCGATTGTCTTGGCTAGTGTGTAATCAAAACCTTCATGCGCCAGAACAAGCTGGCTGATGAATAGCTGATTAGCACCAGCATCTAGGTCAGACCATGCGATTGATGTTGGCCATGCGTTAAAGATCCTGAACCAAGCCTTGATCGGCACTGATGCTGATGTAACAGGATGGTCTAGAATCTGGACATCAATTGTCCTACGGAAATTATTTCCCGCACCGGCTGTTCCTGTTCCCTGCATAACTGTGAACAGTTGCCTCATCCAATCGATATCTTCTGTCTTCCCTACGGCAACTCCCCTTGACAAGGTAATCGGACTAAAGTCCGCTTGCCCTGGTAGCTTCTGAGTAGTGGTATTGTAACCACCTTCACGATATGCAATAACGTCAACAGTTATGTTCAGTCCGCTAACGCTCATGAATCCCATGTTAATTGCCCCGCCATTAGGACGGCGAATTGTCGTAAGGAACTTAAAATTACGCAGAGGGTCTGTTGCAAGATGCGCAATAGATGATTTTTGCTGTACTGGCATTTTAATCTCTCTTACGGTGTTGTAGTAATAGTTGTAACGCCTGTTGACTGTAGCTGAGAGATGTTCAGCACAATAAATTCAGCAGGAGCGTTAAGTGCAACAGCAATGGTGGCATTAACTATACCGGCATTCGCTGATGCTGGCGGATTGTTGCTTGAATCACAGACAACTGTATATGATGTTGGCTGAGTAGTACCAGCTAGTACGCCTTGCTGCATAATGTCATTCAGGTAATTATCAAGAACAGCGCTGATCTGATCCCACAAAGCCTGGTTGTTCGGCTCAAACAAAGCGAACTGCAATAGCTGAGTGAAGTCATGCTCAATCTGGATAAGCTCACGCCTGATCGCCAGGAACTTAGACGGATAACCCTGAGCAAGAGTACGACCACCCATAAGTGCCGGGTAGAATCCTGCTACATTCCTGATTGCATTAATGTTATTCAGGTTAAGGTTATCAAGGTCAGTCGGAGTAAACTGCACTTCTAGATTCTGCGCATTTATTCTTCCGAACAAAATACCAGCAGGTGTCTGCCACGGACCTAGAGCCGCATCTGTTCTAGCCCAGATACCAAGTACAGCGCCGCCCGGTGGTACCCACTTCTGAGCGCCAGGAACAGTTGAGCTAGGATCTGTAATTGAAATCCAAGGTGCATATAGTGAAGCATATGATGAGCTAAGCAGAGCATTTCCGCCCGTAACAATGTTAACGTAGTTCTGCACAACCTGAGCAGATGTTTCTGGGAAGCTCGGTGCAGGACCATCAACGACAATCATTGTGTCGCCACGACCAGCAGCCCATGAAATCAAGGTGTTAAGGGTGGCTGAGTTTGTAAGACCAGGGACGTTAACATTGAGCATGATTCCCTGTAGCTGGTCTAGCAGCGGAGGAATTGTGGCACCTAGATTAGGAGCAACACTGCCGTTTGATCCGCCAGTAAGAACAGTCGGGCCAATATAGGCCGGGTCATTGACACCAGGAGAATAAACTGCTGGCAGAGTATTTGTAAGGGTCACGAAGTTTGACCCGTTAGTTGATGAGTTAACAACAGAGAATACATTCCTGCCGTCAACCGGATTGATGCTCAAGTCTACGAAGTTCTCAACCAGGTTAGTTGGCTGTGTTCCCCCGAAATAGACTTGGAAATTAAATCTTCCTGTAGTTCCTGATGACACGATGGCAACGAAAATACTGTTACCCCATGAGCCAGGAGCATTTGCCTTTACTGTAATAACATTGTCAGCAGGACTGTTTATATCCTGCAACACTAGCTGGGACGCAACAGCATCAGTATTAGGAATGCTCAGCACGTAGCACTGCTGACCGCCGTTGTTAAAGAACTGATACACAGCGAAATGCAGCAAGTTACCAGCAGCTTGAGTGAATGAACCGTAAAGCTGTAGATACTGATTCCATGATGTGATAAGTGTTGGTACTGTCGGACCTTGAGTATAATTAGCAGCAAAAGTCGCAATTGCTAAGCCAGGTACACCAGGATTACCAGGAAGTACTGCTAGCGTTTCATTGATGACAACGCTAGGGTGTGAAATCTGAGTTGGCATTCTTTGACTCCTTTAGTACTGGAATTGTTGTACATTCCAGGTTGAGTTAGCACCAACACTAAGCAGTCCTTTAGCTTCAGTAAGTGCCGGGCCGGTTAAATCAGTTGAATTTGCGTAAACACTTAGGTCTAGATTAATAGACTTGGCGAGAATAGGCTGGACAATAGCTGGTACAAGTTCCGAGAAAACTCTTACCATGTATGTCACCCTGAAAAATCTCTTGCCGTTGGCGTCATAATCGTCCTCTAAATCTGGACCGCCGAGTAGTTGAAGTGTTCTTTTAGTACCGTCTTGAGGTATATCGAGAAAGCCATAGTTAGGATGAAGATACGGCTGAGTTGCGAGGGTTGCGATTATGGGAATGGTGTGCTCATGCATAAACCTGCAATACACGACCACACTGTAATCAAAGTTATACGGCACAGGAAAGTCAGCAATGTAAGGGCTGTCATTAGGATCAAATGTAGCAATGGCCGGACCACCTGAATCATCCCACCAAGCAGCAAAACCTTCTGCCGCGTAGGGCATTTGAATTATGCCCTCGTGGGATCTTTCAGGCGCGTAATACCAGCCTTGATGCTCTATTCCTATGATAGGGAAAGTAAGATTCGCCGGTTCAACTTCAGGCAGCCTGTACCTGACAGGAACCCTCCTGCCATTCGGGCCTGAATTTCCGTCGAATACTACAAGACCTTGCAGTTTAGCTTTTAAAGCTGCGTCTTCGTTAAGGAGCCAAGGGATCGTATTCACCTTCTCTACGGTGATAATCTAGATAATTCGCTGCTGTCCTAAGCAATTCAGGATCGTCTTTGAACATACCCAATCCTCGGTTGCATTTTCCGCAAAGTAGTGCTCTGACTTCGCCAGTCTCATGATCGTGGTCAACAGATAGAAGCTTATCTTCTTCTGTTTCCTCAGCACCACAAATTGCACACATGAAAAGTTGTTCAAGCATCATTTGATTGTAATCGCTGAGTGTCAACCCGAACTTCTTTTGAAGCTGGAAATTCCGATTGTAAGCTTTCCTGTTTCCTCTTTGCCCGGACTTATGATACTCACTGTTAGCTTCTTTTTCACAACTAATACATATGTGATATCTTAAATGCTGATTCGGAGCAGAGCGTACTCTAAATTGTTCAATCGGTTGTTCTCGTCCGCACTTTTTGCAGACTCTAAGGAGCCAAGGCATCTATTTTTTCCCTCGCCTTGCCTTGCGATATGCTCCGTAAGCAACAACCGCGCCGATAGCTACGGCTGCCCTCTCATATGCTTTCTTATTTGCTTCCCGGTTCTTCCCGAAAATGCCATCAACGAACTCTTCAATGCGGCCTGGATCAACGGAAACAGGCACAGTTGTATTACTCATGGTAACTCCGTTCGTTATGGGCGATTATAAAAGCAAAATGTCTCAGTACCTCGCATGGGTACTGAGACAATTATACTATAGGATTACGCACCCATTGGTAGGAATGCGTGGAAGAAAAGTCTTACATTACTGCCTAGTGAAGACATGTTAAACACTTGAAGCGTACTTCCGTTAAAGAAGAACCTTGCGCCTGTTGGTGCTGCCGCGCCGATAAAGTATACTGGCACAACCTGACTTGAATTAAAAAGACCTGATGGAAGACCAACAAGAGTATAGGCTACAGCGGCATTAGTCAATGTAGTTCCCGTATTTACATCTCCGATGATTTCAATCGCATCTGCCGACGTAAATATATTAGTCTGACCACCAGCAGCGCCGCCGTTCATATTCATGTTCACGAATCTCCATTGAGCGGCTGTCTGACCTGTATTAGACCAACCATTTGATGGGAACATAGAAAGCCA